AACTTATCCTTAACAGAACAGTATGGAATTGCTAAAAAATTCTATAATCATAAATTAATTCACTGAAGTTTTGACTGCTAAAATTACTTCAGTGAATTAATTATGAATGGAAATTTGCTTTGTGGTTATTTCTGTTTTTGCTTTTGATAGTCTCTTTGATGTTGAAGAATCAATTCGAATTCTCTAACTTCTGCAACTATATGAGTTACATGATGTGTAGTATCTATTGATACCCAATTCGTAGTATTACCAACAAATTCTTCATTGGCACATTCATAAATCTTTTTATCACCCCAGCTAAATTTCTCACCTTTATAATGGGAGGATGAAACCAGTATCTTACACAAATCTTGCATTTGTGCTCCCTTTTTACCGGTAGCACGAGAATAGCCTCTTACAACGAAAAGGCTATCATCTATAGTATATCTAATCTTACCATTAGCATCAGGTGCAATGATGTCATCTCCGATAGAGGGATTAACGATACCATAATCTCCAAATACTAAATTTAAATCGGGTTGGAATTTTTTGAATGCTTTCCATACCTTAGCTTCTTTACGGATAACTATACCTTCTGAATTGTGGGTAGGAACCATTCCATTAATATCACTTGTTATTGAGCTTCCTGCAATTGAAATAAATTTAAAATTATACTTGTATAATGAATCCAGTGCTCTCTGTACTGTTTCATTTAGGTCAACTATGGATGTTTTGGTTATATCTTCTAAATCTATCATTACCGAGCAATTTTCTGGCATTGCACCCAGCGAGGTTAAAATGCCTTCTATTGTTTCAATAAACGGCTCCTCTTCGATCATATCTTCAAAAGCAAAAGAGTTTAACCGAATTACAAAGTCAGTATAGCTTGTACCTAATTGTTGCAAAGTAGTTGCATACTCATCATCTTCCCATCGATCATAACCGACGACAGGAATGATATTGCACCCAGCATTTCTTAAGGCACTGGTGAGATGACTCAAAACATGCTCTCCTGTTTCAAGAGAAGAGTTTGGAGGCCATCTGCTTATATCAATCCCCATGGGGAGATTTTGCATCCTTTCGGACAATGTTTTAATTGTATTGTTTAGAAAAAACTCAACTGGATTACCTATGTTAGAGTATTTTTTATTTGTCCTCTGCTTTTTCGACAGATATGGGATTTCAAAAATCGGAAGCATGTCCCTCATAACGTGGGGATAAGGAAGCATAGACTTAATGGCATCTAACTCACCTTTCTTAGCTTTTAAAATCGGCATATATTTAGGGTACATATAGACACCTCATCTACCAAATATGATTAGGGAAATGCTTTCTTACTTCACCTTGACCAACTAAATCAGAAAATTGATTGTATTTTCCAGTTTCTCTTCTAATTCTTCCTGCTATTATTGCAGGATGAATTCTTAATTCTCTTGAAAGCTCATCTATCGTGATTGTGCTGGGATTTAAGTAAGCTGAACTCCGTTTCCAAATGACGCGAGGAATGAGAGTATCTCTGGCTATTCGATTAGCCTCTGCTTCCATTTTGTCTGTACTATTCTTGAGTGTTTCAATGTCATCTATAAATGTGTTAGTAGAATCTGCATGTTTCCAGATATGGACTAACTCATGTAAAAGTGTAAACCAGAAATTATCCAAACGATCTTGTCTTAAAGTGAGTGCAATAATTGGTCTACCGTCAATATCCCTCAGAGCAGCCCCATCAACAGCAGTCCCAGTCAGACAAGGTTCAATGATCACACAAATCCCATTTTTTTCTAAGAACTCCACCGCTAATAGAGGCCCATATTCGGACCAACTTAAATGTGCGACCTCTTTTAAAAAATCTTTAGTTATGCAATCTTGCTTAAATTTAGTTGCGAGTTTTTTTTCCCTGGCTTTCTGGACTACTCTTGCAATCCATGCATGTAATTTATAAACAGTTGTAGGTGAGTAAGACTCTCCGTTAAGTGTTCGCTTGAAGGCTGCTGTAGAAAAATTCGCACCCAAACCCTCAATGAAATTTTTGACTTTTTCTTCTGTTGTCGTTTTTGTTTGCGAGACAATGTTTTCAATCCAACCTTTAGAAAGCATTTCTTTTATAGGAAATTTTGACCAATTAACCTCCTCAACTGGAGAACGATTTGCATATCCAGTTTCTGTTTCTAAGCCCAATAACGTTTGAGGAGACATACCTAAACCTATTGATAAGGCTTTGATCATAGCAACGGTTAAAGGACGTTTTCCCGATAACACCTCTGATACACGACTTTTTGTTCCAAAATATGGGGTCAGATCCGCTTGGCGTAAGCCCTGTTCGTCCATTCGGAATTTGATTGCCTCGATTGGATCTACCGGTGTTACTGGATAGTTAGCATTTTCATAATTTTCAATAACAACCGTAAGTAAATCAAGACGTTCTGATTCTTCAGATCCTGCAGGAAGATCCAATCTGAGTAATCTCTCAACTTCTGAAAGGGCCGCATGATATTGTTCTTCAGTTCGAATAACCCGAACTTCAGTAAGTTTACTCATTTAGATACCACCTGGTTAATCACCGCAATGCTCCTTTCAAACTGAAATGTTACTTTTATGCCCTGCGATTTAATGCCTCGAACAAAGAACACATAGCACAAATTATCAATCTGCTGTGCTCTGGGGAAAGCATCTAAAACTCCCTTAGCATCTTTCCAGTAAGCGTTAGTGAGCTCTGCAACCCAAGCGGAAAGCCAAACATCCGTTTCAGGGTTAGTACCACATAGCACTTGAAGCCTTTGCTTGCCGATTAGTCGCATTGATGTTCTCCATTTGGGAACCAGAATAAGTGTGGTGATTCTGAATGTCAATACAATGTTCCCATAAATGGAACTTGTCGCCTCCAGTTCTCATCTCTTTATGGCTACATAACTCTAAGAATCAATGGAAAGCTCTTTAATAAGAATAAAAATATGATTTAGATCAAATGTATATCGGCGTGACGGGATGCTTATAGTGGGGCGACTTAGGCCGCAATCACTTTTAGCTTTTGAGCCTGAACATAGTCACTCCACCACTGCATGAGAACCACTCGTTCTACGAGATAATCTGCGCGATTATATGCGGCAATTATTTCATCTTTCTTCGAGTGGGCAAGGGCGGCTTCTAAGACATCAGTCCTAAACTGTCCAGACTCCTCAGCAGCCGTTCTAGCGATGGATCGCATACCGTGGGCTACAAGCTCACCTCCGAAGCCCATACGGATTATGGCCGCATTAGCTGTTTGTTCATGCATATGGTTAAGAGGAGCCTTTATGCTTGGAAACACCCATTCACGATGCCCACTTATCGCTTTCATTAACTCCAGGACTCTCAAAGCTTCTTTGCTTAGTGGAACTTTGTGAGGCTTCTTCATTTTCATAAACTCAGCCGGGATGTTCCACATTGAGTTATCGATATCTATATCAGCCCATCTTGTGCGAACAGCTTCACCAGGACGAACCCAGGTCAGTAACTGCCATTCAATCAGCAATCGTGTCTCCAAACGAACAGAGGCATTGTTTAACACCAATAGGAAGCGGGGTAACTCGGAAGGGGGTAATGCAGGCATATTCTGCTTTTTAGGCTTACTGAACCGTTGCCCAAGGTTGTCAGCCGGATTGAATTCGATAAGTTCCTCAGTTGCTGCATAACGGAAAATTTCATTTAATCGGGAAATGATTCGCCGTAAAGTTTCGAGGACTCCTCGTTGCTCAATAGGGTCAAGATGTTGCTTTAAGAGTTTAGGTCGGATCTCATTGATAGGAACATTACCCAAGCCGGGAAAGATATTTCTCTCCAGGCTTCGCCAGATATCTTCTGCATGGTCTTGTGAGATACCTGATGTCTTTACCTTCTCATCTAACCATTTCCTTGCCACGGCTTGGAGAGTGTGTTCAGTAGCATTCTTTAAGGCATTAGCTTTATCGTTGTTATGGATTTGAGGATCAATGCCATTGGCAAGCAAGGAAAGGTATTCATCTCGTAGGGCTCTGGCTCTTGCAAGTGTAAGGTGAGGATATGTTCCTAAGCTCACCTTAGTTCGCTTTTTGGTCACCGGCACTGCATACCTGAAATACCAATTCTTCTTCCCTCCTTTCGAGAGGGGGGCGATTCGTAGGATCAAACCATCACCGTCAAACAAGTTGATTTCTTTGTCGGCTGGCTTGGTGCTTTTGATTTCAGTGTCAGTGAGCTTCTTAGCGATTTTTGCCATTTTGGGACCCTCGGTTTTTGGACCCTTCTTAGTGGGTCCCATTCAGGGTGCCATAAGTGATAGTTCTCAGCAATTCTCACTGGACGACAATAGACATGAAAAAGCCCGCAGAGCTTGTGCTGTGCGGGCTTAGTAGACTTCATTGTACTTCAAACAACTAAAAAGTGGTGGAGCTGGCGGGAGTTGAACTCGCGTCCGAAATGTATTTAACTAATTGAAAATAAACAATTCTCTTGCTGTTATATACCTCAAGTGCATTTTACGTGCATATTGAGGTCTGTCTAACGTCCTGATTCTGACCAACATTTTGAAATATTTCCCCCTCTACAGAGCTGCTGAAATCGCGGTTTTGCCGTCATATTCAGCCAGGTATTTACCGTAATTGCGGAATAACATTTCCGGCCCTTTGTGGCCCATCTGCCCGGCAAGCCAGAAGAGGTTAACGCCCTGGCTAATATGCTTGGTGGCGAACGTGTGACGGGTCTGGTACGGGTTACGGTAACGCACGCCTGCTTTTTTCAGTGTCGGTACCCATGCTTTTTTGCGGATCGCGTCGGCGTTCGCCCAGGGCTCCCCCGTTTTCGGATCGCTGAATATGAACTCACTTTTCATAAAGGTGTATTGTTTCTGCGCCTGCAGGGCTGCCAGCGCTTCACTGTTCAGCTCCACCTTACGGGTACCGGCTTTTGTCTTGGTACCTTTAAGTACCCCTACAACACTGGCCGCCTGTACGTGAGCAGTGTTCGCTATAGTATCGAGATCAGGCCAGCGCAGCGCGCACAGTTCGGAGCTCCGCAGACCGGTATTGAAGGCGAAGCGGAATAGGTTTTCCCATTCCGGGTATTTGCAGCTCTGGTAAATAGCGAGGGTTTCCGCTGGCGTGAACGGGTCAACCTCGTAATCGTCGGCGCTCGGTCTGCTGTCGATCACGTGGTACCGACTGGCACTGACAAGGGTTACCGGGTTAATGGTTAGCAGACCATCCGTAACAGCTTCATCAATGGCGCTGCGCAGAAATGAAAGATTATTTCTGGTCGTTTTCAGCTTTGTTTTCCGGCTGGCTATCCAGTTTTTAAGGACCGCCGGCGTCAGTTCTGAAACTTGGAGTTTATGCAGAGCTGACAGCGCCGACAGGCATTTTTCATAACCGTTGATGGTCGACGGAGACAGGTTGCGGTTCTGGCAGATTTTCAGGTACTCGTCCAGGTAAGACTTTATATTTTTGGTTTTCTTCACTACCCCGAACAGTTCCAACTTTTTTGAGTTAGGGAAATATTTAGCATATTCAAAGGTGCCACTGAAGATCTGGTTTTGTATCTCCCCGAGAAGCCGCTCAGCGTACTTCACACCGCGCGCGCTCGCTTCCATTTTGGAGAGGGGCTCCCGGCACAGAACCCCTTTGTATGTGAAAGTGATAACCAGAGTGTCGCCAGTTTTATGCTGGCGGATGGTTACTCCTCTTGGGAGAGATAATGATCCTTGTTCTTTCTTGCCCACTTTGAAACCTCCGTTAAGTCAATCCAGCGTTCTTTAACGCCATCGACTTTTAATACATGTACTCCCTCCCTCCATAACCCCCTTTGTATCCGTTTGTTAACGGCTTCTACCGTTTCTCCGGCGTCCCGGCAGTAGGTTGAAAGTGGTACGCAATCAAGACTCATGACCTACCTCCCGCCCAAATGCCTGGGCATTTTCCAGTTCATTTGCCGCATAGATAAGTGCGTTGTGATGCGCTCTAAAACCGCCATCAAGTTCGCTGGCCGCTCTCTTGCGCAGAATGTCGATCGCAGCCTGATAGTCGCTCTGGTAATCGGCGGACTTTTCCGCCGAACTGGATGATAGTTCACCCAGCACCATCAACATATTCTCCGGATCGATGGGGATGGTGGTGAGCCCCAGCTGCTTGGCCTCCGTTGCCAGACGGGTCCAACGCTTAATAACTTCTAAAACAGGCTTATTCATGGAGCGCCTCGCTACCTCACCAAAAATTTATATTCAATCAGCGCGCCGATAACGGTGGCCGCCAGCAGCATGGAAACAATGATGCTGAAAATGAAGGGCTTCATCATTTCACCCCTGCTGGTTTGATGGCCTGCAGTGCATCAACCTCTTTAACGAATCGGTCATGCATCGCGTCCCATTTCTCACACCATTTCTCCATTTCTCGCTTGCGCGCCAGGATGCGACGCAGACGGCGAACACAACGCTGGTGGGCGGCCAGATACTCAGCCTTTGTTTCCCCGTCTCGCCATACCTCCCTGTCATCGCGATCAATACGCACCCGCGGGTGACGCTGCGGAAAACCTGAACGCTCAAAAGCCTCGGTGGTCATGAAGAAAGCCAGATAGCGGATCGCTGTATCTTGCGTGAAGCATTTTTTGATACGACCGTGACGTACTGCCACGAACAGTGGGCCAACTGGCGTATGGTGTTTCTGTAATGCCAGGTCAATCATGCTTACGGTGCGTTTATCGTTCATTTCCGGTCCTTAACTTTGCTGTATCGTTCGTGACTCATTACTTCCCAGTTCTTTCCGCCATCGCGGGAGAGTAGCCTCCAGCGGTGATTAACCTTGAGGCTCAAATTTCCGGAGCCGTGCATACGGCAGGGGTGAATGCGTCTTGCTCTGAACTGGCTTAAAACGTGTGCTGCTTTGAGGTGAACCCACTCAGGAATTCGTATCGCTGTAAGTGCCACCAGCTACCTCCTCAAATCTCAGCTCCATTTCGCGCGCCATTTCGATAAATGTGGCCAGTGAGCAAATGTGCTCGTCGTCGAACAACCGGCGGTCGCATATCACCCTCCCGTTCTCGATGTGCAGGACTACCCGCCCGGTAAAATCAGGGAGGACATGCAGATCCACGTTCAACACGGGGCGGGGGATCAGCACACCCTGATAGAGCATTGTTTGTTGGTCAGCCATTGCCGATCTCCGCATTAACTGGTTTCTGCTTTTTGACGAACTCAACCAGCTCAGAAATGAGCTCGTCGATTAATTCCTTTCCGCTATTTGTGAGGAATTCACCGCTGCCATTAACATCAACAGAGCTGCTGTAAATCCCCTTAATAGCTTTTACACCTTCGACATTTCCGTACTCACTGATCGCGAGCCTTTCGAATTTTCGTAATAATCCATCGAGAAGAATCTCTGTTAACTCGACCGTGTTAATACCGCCTTTATTGAGCTTAATAACAAGGCAGTTACTGCCCGTTTTACGCTGGTGGCGTAATAACGCTGCCTTTAAAATTCGGCGGCGGTAGGTTTCAATTACGTTGTTTTTCACGACGTTCAAACTCCGAATCCATCCACATTGAGACCTGAGCCGACAAGTCAAGGCAGAGGCCAGACAGAGAAATTATTTGCTCGATATCCATATCAATAATATTGGAGTTAATTAATTCCATTAATTGATACAGGTTATCTGCTGTGTTTTTTGCGGTTTCTAGAGAGCTGTCTTTACTGAGCATATTCAGACCCCGTAAGCTTTGCGCATGAAAAGGTTAGAGATATGGCGGTATTCCTCACCATAGGTCGCGAAGAAAAGCCGTGCTGTTTTGTATGCCGCTTTATCGATTAACATTTACTTACCCATTTAAAAGTTGGTTAACGTGGTTGAGTAAATCGCTGTTGCATTCCCGCTATTTTTTTCATCAGGCCTGCATGTAGTAGTGGGTGAATCTCATCACATGTGGGCTTCCAGTCCTTAGCCTGTTGCATCTTGGCTGTGTGCCAGGCTAAGTGGGCTTCCTGTGTGGTGTTGAAAAGCCCAAGGTGTGAAATCTTTCCGTTTACGTTGATTCGTGCCCGAAACTTAGCGGACTGTTTATGCCAGATAACACCCTGTGGGTATTTCCCTCGTAAACGGGCGCGATCACCTGTAAATAAGTTAAGTGCTGGGGGAACAAATACGCAGTATTCAGGACCATATATCTTGTTACCAGGGTGTAGCAGGTCCTTATCTAGCACATATCCATCGCGATAGTTTTCTTTCCAGAACGCCAGAAAGTTTGAGAATCGCAGCCACTCATCGGCAACAGTACATCCGGCGTAACTGTGCTCTAACTGTTCTGTGTGCGGTTTGTAGCAGCGAGATAACATGCCGCTCCAACGACGGTGAGCGCTGTGGTGGCACATTATTCCGTCGATGATAATAGTGCTGGGGAATTCTACGTCATAATGACCAACACCATACTCCAGGCTTTTTAAATGCCTACGCCGCGAAACTTTTGATTCAAGAAGACTATCTATTTCAGATTGGTTCATTTCAATCTCCTCTGAAATTTGGTTGCACGTATCCCCACCAGGGATGGTGTGATTTAAACTACCTATTAATTAATTTAATTTTATTTCGATGCTTTTCAGTAATTCATGTACCTTAATGGTATTATCGAAAATAAGTGATGCCATCAGGCAATCAGCGTCATCACTGTCTTTTCCTGAAAAATATGATTCGTTATATACGTGAGCCAGTTCCCTGAGTTTTGCAGCGCTGACTGTGGCATAAAAAATATCATCGGCAATATCATCTCTATTCCCGATGGGGGGGGGGTTAACTGTCTTTGCAGTATTTGCTAACTCTTCGATGTATGCGTAAGCTGTTTCACGGGTTTTATCGAAAGAGCGAATGAGGCAGGCTAAGCCGCAATCAGTTTCCTCGTTCATTTCTTCGGTGTTTCTATAAATCATTTCCAGAAGAGTATTGCCTTCGGAAATCTGAGCGACGATATCATGAAGCATGTCTAATGGAGTTTTCATTTATTTATTCTCCGGCCAATCATAACCAAGTTCATGGTTTAGAACAGAAAGATTATCCCTTAACTGATTGATACAAATTTTAATGAGTGCCGCTGGTTTATATGCAACATCTGGATCTGATTCTGCGTACTCAAGCGCATTGATTACACGATCAATATCCATCGCAATTTTGTGGACAGTTCCGTTCTCGGAAAGCATTTGCTCTACATTCATTTCATAGGCTCCGTTGTCTGCTGATGAAGTGAATTTAGCAAAATGGTAAAAGCCATGCAAATGATAAATGCTAAATTATTTACTTTTTCTTTTATGTATTTGAT